TGAACGTCGATGGCGGAAGCAGTCTTAACTGATTGTTTGCTTGTAGCCATCACGCAGCCTTTTTCTTCTTGGCCACGACAGGCATGCCGAACGACAAGGCTTGCTGCAGATTGATCAGTGTCGCAGCCTGCGCAGTGGCATCAGCCAGTGCATTATGAGCAACCGGATTCTCGACCTTGCAGGCGTTGTACACGTCACGCGGTGCGAGGTTCTTGATGGTGCGGAAATCCATCTTTGACCAGAACTGCCACGGCACTGCGCGCCCAGTGGCTTTCATTGCTTCTTCGAGGATGGTGAAGTCGAAGTCGATGCCGTTGGCCCAGACTGTTACGTCTTTCCACTTGAATGCCGCAATCAGCATGTCGAGTGCGACATCGAGCGCTTCACCCTTCGTGGAGGACAGTGCCTTGCGAGCTTCGTCGCTTTGATCCAGCCACCACATAACTGTGCGGGCGTCGATCTGCAGGCCCCAGTCAGTGCAGGACGTTGGATCAATCTGCACGTAGAATTTTTTCTCGACGCCTTTTTCGCTGAACTGCACAGCGCCGATGGACAGGATGACTGAATTCTTGGACGTGCCAAGAGTTTCGATATCTATCATTAAATTAGTAGACACGTTTTCTCCAATTAAGTGCTTGTTGTGAATAAGTAGCCCAACTCTGCGTCTGTGAATTACGAAAATACCTTTGTAATTATTATCAGTTTGCTCAGATGGGTGAGAGCTGAAGGCGCGCTCGGGATCGAACCGGGACACCGTTGCTGTTGCTGTCATACACCTAGCCGCCCTTGTCGGCTTAAATCGGTGGTAGCGGCTTCACGCTACTGGGCTAGTGGCCTGCAACTCTCACTCATCTAAGCGCCGGATGTTTGTGGCACATCCGGCGAAGCCATGTGCCGATTATTCGGCGGTCAGGGCTTCCACCTTGGCGGTGGCAACAGCGACAGCCTTGTCGGCGGCAGCGGCACGCTTGCCGAATTCCTTGTCTTCGGCAGCACGGGCCTTAGCAACAGCCTTGGCTTCGGCAGCGATGACCTTGGCAGCGGCAGCAGCGTCCTTCAGGACTTGCTTGGCTTCCTTAACGGCAGCTTTGATTTCGGACGGGGAAAGAACAACAGATTGCTTACGGGCCATGAGAATCTCCTTGTGTTATGACGGTACTACGTGGGAACTGCAGATTAACTACGTTTGAAAACTGCTCGTGCTCGTTGCCGTGCTTCGCGGTACAGCTTGTCGGTAAAGACTTTCCGGCGTTGCGCTGACTCTTCGAGCAAGATTAGATGCGTCAGCTCCTCGTCTGTCAGATCGGCGAGAAGCTCATCCAGCCGACGGACAGACGAGAGTGCTTCGGAAACGAACCACTCTCGAATTTCCACGATCAGGCCCGGCGACGAACCGGAGCTTTGAGCGCCGACTTCTTGGCCGGTGCAGCTGAGGCATCGTTGACAGCGGTCAGATCAGGCGGGGTCAACAGGCGCTCACGCGCTTCGTTGCGGCGGCTGCGAATCAAGTTCACCGCAGCCACGTCGTCTTCGTTCTCCATGTCGAACGGCTGCGGATCGCTGAAGATCAGCTTGGTGTACGTCTCGTTCTGGTCGAATGAAACGTGGGTGATGACACCGTACGGCGGACGCTGCAGTGTGCCAGCGACCGAAGCGACGTACTTCTGGAATTGCTGGATCGAAGTTGGCGGCAGATCGAATAACGCCATCGGTGTGGTTTCGTCAGCATCAGCCGGCAACACAGCGACGAGGATGCGGTTCTGGCAAGCCTTGCCTGCACCCTTGGAGCCGAACTGGTTCTGCGCGCAGCCGTCACAGCCAGCGTTCTGAATGGCGGTGCCTGCCGGCAGCGGAACCATACCCTTCGGTTCGATACCGAGTGCAGCGCAACCCGGTGCTGAGACGACGCCCTTGGTGTAGCCGGTTTCGTAGAATGCGTTGAAGTGGATGAAGTCGACGATGACGATGTCCAGTTCGTCAGCGGTGGCACCGGACGGCAGCTTGAACTGCTTGTTTTCGGCCTTGATCTTGTCACCACCGGGAGCGGCGAGTCGGGATTTCAGGTCGGCGAGGTCGTCAGAGAACGAGGTGGTAGCGAGCGCAGTGGCTCGTTGTTTGGTGACTGCGGGGGCTTTGGCCATGTGATGCTCCTAAGAGATTGTCAGAGAGATTGGTGAGGGTTAAATCGAACGCAGGTTGAGTTTGCGTTTGATGAACGGGGTCATGCCGTACTTCGCCATGTACTTTTCGCCTTTTTGTTCGAACAGTTCACGGAAAGCTGGGTCACTGGCACGACGTTGAACGAGCTGCGGATTCTTGGCGATCAGCGGCCATGCCAAGTCCCAGTCCACATTGGCCACGACGACCTCGGAGATAGAGACGGTGGCCTTCTTGCTGCTGGCTTTCTGCGTGCCATCAGCATCGAGACGTTGGAGCAGGGTGGCTTCAAGTTCGGCATACTGCGCCGAAAGAACCTTGTCCTGCTCAGCCAGCACGCGCTTCTTCTCGCGTACGGCTTCCAGTTTGTCGATCAGCGAGCCAATCGTCGGGGCTTTCATGTTCATGTGTTTCTCCATGTGAAGAGTATATCAGAGTGCATCAGAGTGTTGCAACTATTTCAACGCCTTGTTCAAGGTCTTTGAACACCGCAATCGTCGAGAATGCGGTAAGCCTCGTCGATGTACCATTGAAGGTTCAGGTCTGTCGGCAACTTGTCAGGCAGCGTCATGCACAGTTTGCTGCCAGCTGTGCCAGCCACCTGATTGCCAGACTCGACATAGGTGATGCTGGGTAGCACGTCCTTTGTCATGTACCAGCGTGCCACCCGACCGAACGGTTTACCGCCACGACCTTCGATGGCTGGATCGGGTCGTGATTTGCGCTTGACTGATGCGCGCTGCACACCCGGTTCCCAGCCCTTGTCGAGCCATGCTTGGCGATACCATTCATTCTTGGCCGTGCCGAGGTCTTTGATCAGCACCCAATCATCGACTTCGACCTCGTATTCGTGCTGCACGCCACCCGGCTTCTTGACTCCACGAATTTCGATGAACTTGCGGATGTCCTTCTCGGCACGAATCCAGTCTTCGATCTCATGGTTGCCGAGCAGGTATTCAGCGACGGCATCGCTGCACACCTCCATGGTCGGGTTGGTGTTCTCCTTCACACCAGCCTTCGAGTAGGCACCCTTGCGTTTCACGTCGAGTTTCTTGTTGACCGCAGAGTTGATACCCGTTTTGTCGATCACTGCCGCCAGACTCGGTGCAGGCACGGCGAAGTAGCTGTTTACGTCCTTAAGTGCGACCTGCTCGTACGGCGTTTCCTCGTATTCGAACTGTGTGCGCTTGGCGTTGAGCTGGATGCGCCTCAGCACCAGATCACGTTTGTCCAACGGATAAGACACCATGATGCCGTCTGTATTTGCCGACTCAACGGTGACACCCTTGATGTTGGTCAGCTCGTAAATCAGACACAGCAGATTGAGCTGGCCCGTGATCGTCACAGCGAGCATCAAGGCTGGCGCGTAGAACGAGCAGTAGATTGAACCGAGTTTTCCGAAGGTGCCATTAAGCAGAATTTTTAAACTTTCCGCGTTTCCGCTGGCAGTAGCCAATTCGTCTTGTAATTCAGCTAGCTGTTTTTCCAATATATGGCGCTCTTGCAATGAGAGCCCATTTTTCAGTCTCGCTTTTATATCTGCGATTTCGTTTTTAATAACACCAGCCCTACGTTTGGCGGCGATGCGCTGCTCATAGATGTCTTGATAAGCATTCAGAAACAGCGCACCCTTGTTGCCGCCAAGGTTGGGGATCAGCCCAGCCTTGATCATGATGTTCGGATAGTACGAAGCCACGTCAAAGTCGGAGAGCAGCAGGCCAGTATCTAGGTCCGCCTTGAGGTGAATCTTCTTGTCGTGCTTGCTGTGCAGGCCACCGATGCCCATTTGGTAAACGCCGCCGTTGATGTCGATCGGTTCGGTCAGGAACTCAGGGAACTCAGGCGACCCGTTGGCGAAGTTGATGATGAACTTGTGGTCTTCGCACATAGCGATGATCTCGTTGATCAGCTTGCTGTTGGTCTTGCTGAACTTTGGGCAACTATAGCGCACACTGCCCGGTACGACCTTGTCACCCTTGCCGATGGAGCAGACCTTCTTCAGGATGGCCTCGGCACACTGCGCATCGGACTTGCTGCGAATGTCGACACCATACTGTTCGCCCAACTGCTCACGCAGCTCGACTTCTTCCTTCATGGTCAGAAAGAGGCGCTTGGTTTCACTGATGTCGTTCCAGCAGTAGTCCTCGACGATTTTACGCTTCTTTGGTGTGTCGATTTCTTCGTCGTGATGGAACGGCATGTCCTGCAGATTCGGCGAGTGCATGCGGCCCTCGTAGACTTTCAGGCTGAGCATGACGCCCTTCGGCACTTCCTTGATGTCGATATGGTCGTATTCAATGAAGTCGATGTCGTACTCGCGGTAGGTCTGCCACGACATCATTTTATGTTCAATGATGTTCTGACAGACGACCTTGATGTTCGTCTCGTCGTGGCCCATGACAGCCATGGCGAGGAGTGGTCGGTCGAAGTTCTCCGAGTTGAATCCGACCCACGTGTACTGAGGGTCTTCGAGCATCGCGGTGAGCTTCTTGGTGTGACCACGTTTGTCATGCCAGAAGGCAAAGCGCTCACCTGTCTCGACGATCTCGATGCAGGTCAGAAAGATCGGCTTGATGAGGCCGATGATCTCGGTGTCGAAGATTGCGTGGAGCTTAGACATTTAGTTCGTCCCTTGCGCGTTGAATCACATCGTTATAGTTACCGCCACGTTTAACCACGATTTCTTGCATGGTTTCAGACACGGGCCAGCGGTTGACAAAGGTGTTGTCGTGCTCGCTTCGCATCGCGTGAATAAAACTATCTCTAATTTCAAGATGCCAACTTCCGTTGATCACCCATCCCGATTTAAGCGAGCCGTCATCGTTGCGTTTTACTCTTTCCAGATACACATCTTCTGGAAACAACACGATGTTCGGCTCAGATGTTTTTGGTAGCTTGCTCATACTTGCCCAGTGCTTTCTGTGCCAGATAAAGGGAATTGAGTCGTTCGACGGTGCTCTCTGCGTTGGCGATTTCAAAGAGCGCTTCGAGTAAAATCTTCAACCCATGAATAATGGCTTCAGCTTGTTCGCTCATGATTTACCTCGTAGTGTTGGGTGCCCTCGGCGTACAGTTTTCCCGCAGACTTGCTGCCTGTCTCCGAGGGCAAAAGGGTTAAGTCTTTAACGGACCTTCGTACGAAGTCGTGACCTTGATGTTGTTTGCGACGAGCGTGGCCATCACGCTGCGCCATTCAGGGCGCATCATCACCGTTTTAGCGTTGCCTCCAGCAAGTGTGATTGCGGCACTAAACTCCTCACGTAAGTCTTCGTAGTCTTCGATAATTTGTTCGATAGGGTGTGTCATGTTGCATCCAGTTCTTGCCAAATAGAGCACGTTTCAAGGTGGCTGAAGTCATCGCAGTGGCACTCAGGGCAAACAGTGAGCGCACAAGCACCATTATTATTGAGCAATATTCCAATGACGCCGTCTGATCTGCTATCAGCAATGTAGAGCGTGATGTATTCGTTTTGTGTCATGTTGCCTCCAGCTCAGTCAGTAATGCGGTCATGTTCACGTTCTTGGCTTGCAGCGCGGCCCATACTTTCTCGTCAACCGTGCCTTCTGCCACGATAACAATGGTTTCGGTCTTTTCAGTTTGACCAATGCGATGAATCCGCTTGAGGCCTTGCAGGTAGTGCTCCAAATTGTAGGTCGGTGAGGCCCAGATAGTCGCAGTCCCACGGGTGAGCGTGAGGCCATGGCCGGCACTCGCTGGATGAGCAAACAAAACCTGATACTTGCCCTCTTGGAACTCGTCAGCAATTTCCGGGTGATCTGGATTCCAGACACTGAACCTAAGCTTCCGCGACTTCGCAAGTTTTACCAGTTCTTCAAGCTGATGCTCCCAGTGATAGAAGACGATGCTGTGCTGACGTTCTTCGACGAGGTCGAGAACGAGTTCGTAGCGTTCAGTTGCAATGCTCGTGTACGCGCCATCGTCGTTGTAAACCGCCCCAGATGCGGCCTGTAGAAGCTTTGTTGCGAGGACCGCTGCGTTGATCGCCGTAACCTGTGAATCCTTGAAGATCGCCATCGACGTATCTTTAAGCTCGTTGTACGCCGCGAGGTGGCGCGCAGTAAGTTGAACCGATAGCGCGTATTTGTGGTTTTTCGGGATGTCTACACAGTCTTCGAACTTGTGGCGGATGGTCATGTGTTTGACCAGTTCAGCCACCATGATTTCTATGCCCGGTTTGTCAGTCCATTTAATATGAGCGGCAGCTGGCCCATTCTGTGTGGGGGTGCAGACAGCGTTTCTGAATCCGAAAAAAGATGGACCGAGAGCTTTACCACCATCGAGAATGAAATACTGGTGCCAGAGATCGCAGATACCGTTGGACGACGGCGTGCCAGACATGCAACGACGGTACTCGAAGTGCTTGGATAGCTTCCCTAAGGCCTTGCTGCGTTGGCTCGTATGGTGTTTAAAGCTCGTGCTCTCATCCACAACAAGCCTGCCAAACTTTTTCCAGAACGCCGGCTTGAATCGAATAAGCTCTTTGACCCCGTCCACATTGATAACGTACACATCGGCTTGTGCTGCCAAGGCTGCATCTCGATTTTTTGCATAGGCCAGACTCACTTTCAGATGTGGAGCGAACTTCTTGATGTCGTTGGCCCACGCTGCGTGCATCAGAGATTTTGGACAGACGACGAGCATCGCCTTGCTGTCCTTCTTGTGCTGCTTGGCGAAGTCCTTGATCTCGACGTAGGTCTTGCCGGTTCCGGGATCACTGGCGTCGAAGACAAACTTCTTCTTTTCCATGAACTTCAGGGAAGCAGTCTGATGCTTCATTTCAGAGAGTTTCAGAGGCTTGGTCATGCTTTTTCTTTTTCTTTCGCGTTGATCACGGAGATCAAGAAGTCTTGGGATTTAATGCTTAGTGTTTTGCGCGCTTTGTGGCGATGGGGCGAAGCAGCCTTTTGAGTTTGTTTAAGTTTCGAGCATGCCGTGTGATCAGGACCACCTCGACCCTGATGGCCACCGCATATTTCGCACTTTCGATCCCATAGCCCCATGCTCACTCTCACTCTCCTAGTTTTGCGAATGCAGCAGCCTCGTCAGCGAACGCGGCATCGACTTTGTAATCCTTCGGTACGACGATGGGTTTGTTTGGACGAACCATCTTGCCGGTCTGACTAACGATGGTGCCGTACTCGCAATTACCTTGACGATCCGGATGGTATGGACAATATTTACAGGTGATAATGTTTGGGTTCGGCTTGAAGTTCGTCGTCTCGGTGAACTTGCGACCTTTACTGTCGAAGATGCTCAGATACTTGCCGAGCTGACGACGATGCAGCGTAAAGCTGGCCAGCTCGTTCTGGTCGAAGTACCAGAGTTCGCAGGTGACTTGCTCAACTTCTGGATAGCGAATCAGCGCGCAGACGGCGTAGAGCTGCAGCTGGACGGCGTGCTTTATCTCATTGCCGAATCGTTTGCCGGTTTTGTAGTCGATGACGACAACATGGCTACTACTGAGGTGACAGACAGCGTCACATTTAAGTCGGAGCCATCCTGAACGCCAGTCCGTAACATTCCAGTTACGGTCATACGCCCATTCTTCTTCACAAGTGACACGCCCTTTTGCATTATGGTTCTGGAGGGCGGTAAGGTCGGTGGCAAAGTGCCGGAGATTCGAGGTGATGGGAGCTTTACCAAGGACATATTCTTCCGCTTCCGTATGAATAGCCGTGCCGCGATCTGCGGCCGTCTTGGGTTGCAGGTCAGCAATTTTGTCGAGCCACTGAAGCTTGGCACGATACTGACACTGCTCGAACACCTGAACCCTGCTAATCGACCAAGACTTGATTGTTTTCACGGTCACGGCTGATCCTTAACGCTTGGGCGGGAAGATCAAACTATCGATCATGGCTATCGCCTGTTCAGGAGACAGTTCGTGGACTTCGACTTTGTCAGTGGAACGACGCAGGTTGGAACAATCGCAATCAGCTTTACGGCGATCAACGCGAGCGCCTTGGTTTTGAGCTTGCTGTGCGTTGGTATTCGTCGACGTACTACCGCATGCAGCAATTCCGCCGACCAGCGCATTGAATGCAGCTTGCCGTGCATCACGAGTTTTTGCAGCCTTGGCATTTTCTTCTTCGATCATCTTGTCGAAGTCGGCAGAGATGCGAGCGACAACGCGGTCGGCGATGAGAAATGCACGGTCGACAAGTGCGTCGTAGTTGCTGGTGAAGGGCGCTAATTTCTTCACCAGATCAGTTGCGAGGTCGTCACGGAACAGGTGGTGTTCGTAGGTCATTTTAGATTCTTTCAGAGAGTTGGATGTGTTTGGTGGGGCGGCACAGGTGATAGACATCACGCCGGCTCTGCGCTGTTGCTCGACACGGCAAAGCCGCCCCCATTGATCGTTACTGCTGTGCCCAACCGATGTCGTCGGTGCGCAGGCCACGCGGATGCTTGACAGCGATGGCACGCTGGATGGCCTTGCGAGCCATCTTGGCACCGGGATAGCCATGTGGCAGAGCGGTCTTGTCGACGTAGCCTTTACCGCGACGAGGCGGTGTGGCGTTGCGGAACGAACGATTCACGATGTTTATCGGGTTGAAGGCGGCAGCACCAAGAGCTGCGGCGAGAAGTGAGAAGAGTCCGAACTTTTTCATACTTTACCTCGTGCGTTAGAATTTGTAAGAGTGTATCAGAGAGTTAAACAAAGCGTTGAAGGATTTGGAACGGAGTTACAGCAGCTCCTCCTCCGGGATTTCTACTTCATCGCCCAGCTTGCTGGCAACGTAGCAGCGCATCTTGGCAATGAGTTCGGTGGGGCCGTTGTATTCCTTGTTACCAATAAGCGCCGTCCATTGGTCCTCACTGTTGAAGTACGCGGCTATCCTCTCCCGCTCACTGATCGGGCCACCTTGGGACCAGCATGTTGAGGGATTATATTTATCCAGAAAACAGGGGGCAGCGCTAATACCCTCCAACCAAAAAGGTTCATCACTTTCTTTGCTGATATACGCACTTTCACACTTCGCCACCGCCCAATCAAGAACAGGGCCAATCAGGAATGCTGTTTTCATTTTATCTTCCTCAGTCTGGTTTTCGGGCTGACCACCGCCTCGATGTCCTTACGCAGCTCGTCACTGATCTTCCATTCGACATTAATGCCGTAGGTCTTCTGGCCGTTGTGGCGAATCTGTTTTGTCTCGATGCCGTTGTGGCGAAGCAGGGACGTAATGCGGTTCGGTTCAGGGCGGATGTTGCCGACGTTGTACTGCAGGATGATGGCCATCTCGTCACGCGAGAGGGTCATCTTGGGGCAGACCAGCGCCTGCTCGGCGATGCGCTTTATGAGCATATTGTAAGACTGCGCATTGTCAATGTGCGTCGTACGCACTGGTGCCCGGTTGATCAGTTCGTCGTCGATCATCGACATCCAGAGTTTATCGAAGTCGCCGTCCTTCATGATGTTGCAGGTTTCTGTCACACTGGATACACCTAGTCGTTGGATCAGGTCACGTGCGTCTGTCTGTTGGATCATATTGGCAGCTTCGACATCGGCCTTGTGAGCCAGCAGCCATTCGGCAAATTTAGTCAGTTCTTCAGCCACGATTTTGTCATCCGGAGGTGCAAGTTTGGTCGGTTGATAGTTCCCTACGTTGTAGCGACGATCTGTCGGTGGGATATACACCGGCTGGGGGCGGTTGGAGCTGAACAGGAACGAGGCATAGTTCGGTGCGTCGATGGTGCTCTGACGCATGCGACGAAGGGCGATGGTTGGTTCAGTGATGTAATTGCGCAGCTTGGCAGTTACGCGGCCTTTTTCACGGAAATCATCGACTTCAATTTCATCACACAGAATGAATAGTTTGCCTTCGATCCAACCGTTGAACTGGTCTTCCAGATTGCCCACGGTGATGCTCATGGCGTTCTTGGCGCTGAGTAGCGGTGAGGCGATCTTGTTGTAGAAGTAGCCTTTGCCGGTGCCTTCACAGCCGTGGATGACCCATGCGGTGAGTGGCTTTGCCTTGCGCTGCAGAATAATGGCGAACCAGTTCAGGAATGCTTCGCTGAGTGTCGTGTCTTTGCCGACTTCGCCAAGCAAATGGCGAATGATGGCGTGGATTGTCGGGAAGTCCTTGGTGGTCCGTGAAGGGTTTGCTTCGAGGCCCATGTAGTGACTGGGGCGGAAGGTGTTGATCTTGTGTTCGTCCTCGCTGATCACCCAGTCAGCACGTGGATCATACTGAATGTCCCACACTGGTATGAAGTCGCCGATGATGCGTCCATGTGAGCGCATCCAGTGGTCGAGCTGCGTCTCGTTTTTGGCACGATACAGCTCAAGGTTTTCAGTTTCGACGTTGAACAGGCCATTGTAATACTCGGCTGTCTTCAAATCGCGGAAGGCAAGGATCAGATCGCCATTTTCAGACGGTGTGGCGTTCAGTTGTCGTCGTGCTTCGACTAGCCCTTGGTAGTAACCGGGCACCAGCTCCTTGGTTTTGTAGTAGGTGTCGGACTTGAAATCATGAATGATTTCAAAGTTTTCCTTGCTGTGCCAGTAGGCCCATGAGTCGCCACCGTTCAGGTTGAGGCGCACATAGTCGCCTTGTTCGCGTGTCTCGGTGACTTCGCAGGTGTCGGGCTTGTTTTGCACTTCAATGCCGCCGACCCATGAGGTCTTGGCGACACGTTTCGGTAGGCCTTCACCTTCGCGCAGCAGATTCAGGAACTTGCGTTCGTCAACTTTTAGAACGGTGATGTTGCGCTCGCCGAGATTGTCGCTGCTTATCGTGTTCTGCTTGCGTTTGATTAGCTTGATGCGATCCTTCAGCGGGTCTTTCATGCCAACGAAGGTGGGTGGTGCGATGTAGAGCAGCTTGTCATTTTGGCAAGTGGTGACATCAAGCGGCCAGCTGATAACGTTCTTGCTGTTGCTCAGTCGCAGATCATCCTTCAGGTGATCCATGTTGAGCGCCATCAGCCAGCTCTTTAGGCGTGGCGCCGGGATAGCCTTGTCGAGGAGCATGAAAACGTGGGCGCTGATAGTGCCTTCGTTTTCAGCCAGCCCGTGGCTGGAACTGTATTGGATGATGTGGCTGATATCCTGCAGGCCGAAGAGTTTGAGCACTTCATCGATATCGCTGCATTCATGTCGGTCGAAGTCGAGGCAGACCCACTCGGTATTCTCGTCTGTGCGGGTGGTGCCGGCACGAGGTTCATTAGCTAGAGGGCGGGAGATGGTGCCCTTGAGTAGGCAATGGCCTTGATCTGCGTGGAAGATGATGGCCTTGTGGAGCTGGGCGATGGTGTTACATTCTTCGTTGAAACTAGTGAAATTCTTGACCAAAGGGTATGCGTCTTTCGTGCCGTTCTGGTTGATACGTTTTGTCAGGGGAAGGTCAGCCCCTAGAAATGTGATGATCGGCATGATGGTCTTTGTGTGGGTGGGAGGTCTAGGAGTGTGTCAGAGTCCATCAGAGACGGCAAGCGACTTATCCACAGGGTGGATTAGAACGTTCCTTCCCTGATTTTGTCTGCTATTACTTGAAAATCAAAGCTCGCATCGGATTCACACCATAACTTAGCAATCCTCTCTACTAGCCGTGCATCTCTCTCGCGCAAGAGGTCGGGGGAGGGCTGGATGGAAAGGGCTTTAATCAGCTTGGTCAGGTATAGGTGCATTGTCACAGCACCGCTACGCATTCCTGTATGAAAGTTCCACCCATACATATCATCTTCAGCTTTGAGCTGTTCGGCTTCAGCACCTTTCTTTTTTAGTAGCGCAAAGTAATTGGTTTCAACTTCTCGCATTAGCTCTGCTGTAACCATGATAGCCTCAGCCATTTCTTCTAGCTGCTTGGTTTGCTCGGCGATGATTGCTTCGAGGTCGGCTCGGGCTAGGGTGGCGAATGCAATAGCATTTCTCTCGCTCCATTCAAAATGCAATCCTCCCGGCATTGTGTCTAGCCCTGACTCTTTCGCCCACTGCATTACCTGCTCTCTGGTCATTTCAGTTGCTCCCTCCAAGCCAAATCAAATGCGTACATGGCATTTTCTGGACTATTACCAAACCCGGCTACGCCTTCTTGAAGGTTTTCCCCAAATAAAGCGCACCATTGATTACCATCAAGGCTAAGTCTGGGTTTCCAGATTACACAAGGGCGGTCGTAAGAAGCTGCGGTTTGTTGCCACGCTTGCCCTGCGCACCACGCCTCGTGGGCTATAGCATTTGCTGCCATATGTTGATATTCATCGTTGAGCATCACTTCTCTCCTATCGCGGCGAGTGCTTCAAAGCAGATCGCATGAACTTCTGTTGTCGAGAGTAACCTAGCATTGAACAGGTGCCCGTTTCGTAACTTTTCCAGCGCATCCACCGCCGTAGCAATCTTGGAATGCCATCTGGCGAAGGCTTGATTTTGGTTGAATGCGTTCAGCGCCAAATCTGCAACCTGCTCTTTCAGCGCGGCGTTTTCTGTTTGTAGCTTTGTTACCCAATCGCCCATAGTGCAATCGCAATCCTTTGCGCCACACACTTTGCAGGTTTGGTAACGTACCTCACCTGTATCTGTCATTCTCACCGGATTCATCCAGTTGGCGCGATCCTCTGGGTGCTGACTTATGCTCAATAGGCAAGGAGTGCCATCGTCTTTGAAATTACCCCAAGCAACCGGCTCCGCATCCTTGCTCAGTTCTGCTAGTACGTCGTGTAGAAAATCCATGCACTCTTCTGGAAGTTGGGCATATTTTGTTTCTGCTAGACGTAGTGCAATCTCTTCGATATTCATGTCATATTCTCCGTAAAGCAGTTACTGAAACCTCCTGTCACGAGGTTTGGATAAGTGCTTACAACGATTCGACCATCTTGCGCAAGTCATCGAGCGACTGGCCTGCGAGCTGCTCGTTTTCCTTCTGGGCGATCAGGCCGAGCAATTGTTGGCGTTTTTCGCTGCGCTCGGTAGCAGTGCGTTTGGCTTCGTTCTCAGCCAGACGTACAGTTATGATGTGCTTGACGATCTCGAAGGCGAGCTTCGTGTCTTCGTCGGCAGCGTTGGTCTGGGTGACGGACGAGATGGTTTCGGTCTTCAGCTCGGCGTGTAGGCCGCGTGCGATGTCGTCGAGGTTGGCTTTGCTGGCGCTGGTCAGCGGCAATTGTCATAAGTCTTCGACGGTGAGCAGACCCTTCGGGCTGTTGAAACGAAGGGCTTTGCGTGAAGCGAGTTCAAACATGGTGATGCTCCTTAGAAAAATAGATCAATTTCATCGAGGTTGATTGGACGATACAGCTTTAGCGCATCGATTCCGACATCGAGTCGGAAGGGTTTCTTCTGAGATGTGCCGTGTGCGTGGCCGTGTAAGTGGATGCGATATTCACGCCGCCAGCTTTCGAACGGGTAGTGACACAGCACGAATCGACGTTCTTTGTCGATTTTCAGGTAATGTACTTCCTGTGTCACCTCTTGCACATGCGGGAACACTTTCTTGTCCCGTTCGTGATCGTGGTTTCCCGGTGTCAGGATTTTGTGTCCGTTCAGTTGGCTGATGCGCTCGTAGTTGTGGAAGGCCATGTCACCGAGGCAGTAAATTTTGTCGGCTTTGCTGACGACGGCATTCCAGTTATCCACCAACGCTTGGTCCATCTCCTCAACTGAGTTATAGGGACGCTTGCAGTAGTCGAGAATGTTGTTGTGCCCAAAGTGCAGATCGGAGACGAACCAAATGTTTTGCATGGCAGACCTTAGAACGTGATGTTTATGATGCGAGTGAATGCGCCAGTGACACGGCACAGGACGTTGTTGCGCTGGGTGCTGCTGAAGCCTAGGCCGCTGAGTTGGTGAGCAGACTCAATCGTGAGCATCTTACTGCCGACCATTTCGATCACCTTGCGATGCTCAGTCAGCTCGGGCTTCAGGAACTCGTTGAAGAAGCCACGGGCACCGTCGTGCGGAAGAGTTCAGGCTGCTTGCACATCAGATCGAACTGTTTGGCAACAGCATTCTTAAAGTTGATGAAGTTCATGGTATTACCTCGTGAGCTTGTCAGAGAGTGTCAGACGTTTAATCCCAAAGACCGGAATGAGCTTCGCGTTTACACCAGTCTTGCGCTTGCGCTACTTCATCATCGGTGAGAAAAGGTATTACTTGCGCAATAGCGTTGTGTCTTGCTATCACAAGGTTCTTTCGAGCTTGTATGCTTGATGACCAGTCCCAAAGGATTGGCTTTAGTAGTTGGTCGAGTGCTTCTTTACGTCGTGTCATAAGAGTTCCTTAGATTTTCTGACATGTCAGTGCTTTGTACGATGCGCTCAAAGCACTGACATGTGCGGCCTCTTTAGCCGGAGGCCGCAACGGTTGGTTTGTTTAGGAACGCATGATTATCTCCTTGTAATTGGCCCTTAGTTAAAGCTGCAGGCAGTAAGGGTTTCGCCTAAGAGTTCATCAGAGCGGCGCGCAGGTTAGCGTAGACGAATGAGAAATGTCTACGATTTCGTGCCCATAGATGGAGCGTGGTGTAAAAGTAAAACACGTCCAACTCTCACCGAGTCGGACGTGTGGTGGATTAGGACTGCTTAACGAGAGCGCCGAGTTCTGCGAGCGACGATGCTTTGTCTTTCGCACGTGTTACGGCAGCTTTCTCTGCACGTTTTGCCATGGCTGCATTGTGCGCATCCTTGTCGACGGCTACACGATGTTCTTCCTGTTCGCGTGCGATGCGCTCGGGAGACTTAATCGTGGTACGTGTGGCGTGGGTGACTGGCTCGTCGATGGTAACGAGTGCCGTGTCAGCTTCTGCGAACACTGCATCGAGATCAGCCTCGTCGGTGGCAAGCTCGGCGTCGGCTGCGAGCAGCTCGGCGTCAATGCGTGCATTCTCGTCGGCGATTTTCTTCCAGTTTATCCCAAGCTCAGTGCCGATGCGTTCGAGTTCAGCCATCAGGGCTTCACCGTTGGCGTATGTGGCCGTGCGGTAGCTGCGATCCAGCACGCGTTGCAGTTCTTCGCGTGCGCGAATCACTGGCTGGACACATTTGTCGAGCAGGCCGTCGAGCAGGTAGGCGTAAGCGTCCATGTCGACCAGTTCCTCGTCCTTGTAGACGAAGATGGTGGAATACTCGGTGGTCACCATGTGCTTGTGGGCTGCGCCAGATTCAGCATCGCCTACGGGAGCGAAGGCCATTTCTTCATCGCTGCGATTCACGATGAAGAATACTTCATCGAGCAGAGCTGCGAGGCGACGTTTCTTGGCGCAGGCTTCTTCGTACATGCCGGTGCTGAGTTGGAGGTAGCGTGCCTTTACAGCGGAGGGCATGAGTTTGCCTGAGCGACGTTCGATCTTGATGCGATCCTGCGCGGTGCGCTTTATCTCTTCGAGACTCACGTCTTTCTCGTCAGGACGCAGGCAGGCTTTGATGACTGCCATACCGATGTCGTTGTCACCAACCTGACGGTTGAAGTGACGCAGGCTGGCGAGTTTGACCTTGAGCTGGTCACCGCGCTCGCCGCGTTGTTCTTTGATGGGCAGCTGAGCCAGCACGGCAGCAGTGTTGATCAGGCTCCAAGCAAACGGCTGGCGCAGAGCGAAGCCAAGGTTGCTGCGCTTGATCAGCGGATGTTCAACCGCAGAGGTTGCACGGACAACGAGGGAGAAGATGTTATTTGCGTTCATGGTGATGCTCCTTTAAGGAATGAGGTTGGCCCAGCACATCGTGTGCTGGGTGGATGATGCGTGGATCGTGGTATTACGCGTAACGTGCGAGGTGTAGACGTTCGTCGCAGAACTTGTCGATGTTCGGTTCGATCTCAACATGCGAGCGTTCGACTTCGCAGGTGGCACGACGGTGACAACCATCATCAGCGGTAGTGATGAGGTCTTCCCAATCTTCGTCGCCCATGTTCAAGGCGACTTGGGCTTCAACAGACAATTCAACGTTTCCAAACATGTCAATCTCCTGAGTGTGTGAGCGAGGCGTGAATGCCTGTACGCTCCACAACGAGAAAACGACGCCCTGATTAAATGGCGCGTGCTTCTTGCGTCATTTAGTCAGGGCTTTGGGTTAATCTTCGATGCCGAGTTTGCGCAGCTCTGCGTTCAGGACATTTTCGAAGTCAGGTGAATTGGGAGAATCAGATTCACATGCGTTGATGTAAGCAAGCGTACGAAGGTCGTCTTCGATGAAGTCAGCAGCTTCTTCGCTTGCAGCGGATGCGTCAAAGTGACCTTGAAGAAAACACATGTGTGCATCTTCTCGGAACATACGCATTTGTTTGATGCGATTGTTAACAGAAATGACTGACATTATTTACTCCGAAACAGGATTGGCAGGACGAGACCAGACAGCAAGGCTGCGATGGTTGCAGCAAAGCCGCCAGTCATGGAATGACCGTGCAGGGTGAACACGAGCCAGAAGACGAATACTTCGGCAAAGAATGCGAGCCATTGGTTGGTCTTTACCTTCCAGCACATGCTGAGTAGTCCGAGGAATATGACCAGACCGTAAACGAGTGGTTCGAGTGAACCGTGGATGAGTGTGAGAGAGTTCATGAGTGAGTTTCCCTGAATTCGGTGTCATGGTAGTGGAGCGTCCATACCATCTGACCTTGTTGAACTTCGATATACAGGATTGGGTATCCTGAGTTGTGGTGACAAGCTTCGAGGGCTGCTTCCATGTCTGGAAAGTCTTCGATGTACTTGATGTTGACATCACCTATGTCTGGGCGAGCGCCTACTACTGTGATAGTTGTTTTCATGCTGCCTCCTTGATGGCTATGAAGTGGTGTTGAAGAGCTTTGGGTATCAACGGTAGAAAACGCTGTGCGGTGTACCAGTCGTGATGCTCAAATTTCTTGCGAGCAGCAATTTGTGGGTCGATACCCAGACGGTGACATGTCTCGTAATATTGCTGCTCAATAATGAGCGCAGAATTTTCTGGAGTAGGTGCAACTTTGAAAAGTAGCGACATGACGATGTCCTATAAAAGTTGAAAAAAGCCGCCTGTGCAAAATGGTACATTTCGGGACACTTTCAGAGTTATCCACAGGCAAAAGTTATCCACAGGCTCGTGTTTAAGAATGTGAAACACTTGAGAAAAAGTTATCCACAGGCTAAAGGCCCTGATTTCGGTACAAAATGGCCCTGAAAAGGGCAGATCGGTACAAAGTGGTACAGCGATTGGTACAGCAATTTCCCTTTAGAATTAGATACTTACTACTATTTGTACCAATGTACCAGTATTTAAGAGGTAACAGTAGTAGAAACAAGAGCTGGTAGGGTCGAGGGTAGTGCTGTTGGTTTGGCAGATTAAACCTACTTCAGATCGGTACAGCAAATATTGTCATATTTTTTTTTTCTCAATATCTACTACGCATACAACAGTGGCATGTGCCTCGTACCACGTTGGCATAAACTGAGAAAGTTATCCACAGGCTGCGTTATGCCGAGAGCATTGCGCTTCGCACAGAGCAACAAAACTTTTGCGGATGACGTGCAAACAAAATGTTTTCCCAGCACCGCAAAAGCCGCGAGACGGAACTACGTTCCTACTTTGCCGTGCCCATAGATGCCCTGCCCAACGCAGATAAATCCACCCAACTCTTTCGAGTCGGGTGGTGTGGTGGTTAAGCCAGACCGAGGCGTTGAGCCATCAGATGTGCCTGACGCTTGTGCTCAAGAACCTTAGCTTGTTCGTAGCCGTCACCGGCAGCCGAGGCTGCGGCAGAGATGCGCCCTGCAAAGCGCGTGCTGTTCGCAACGGCGTCGACAGCGGTGTCTTCGACGAGGCCAGTGATGCGATCCATGATGCTGCGCTTCGGTGCGTCGGAACCGTTAAGCTTGCGCGACATGTATTCAGCGATGAACTGGTCAGCGGAAGGAACGGAAGAAACTGCGTTGTTGGACTTGGCGGCCATGGTAATTCTCCTGAAGGTTGGATTGTGGCGAGACGATTCTCGACCTACACAAACAGAAAACGACGCACGTACTGCCAGACCACACGCTTCATCGTGGTCTGGCAGTACGTGCTGGTGGTTAGTCGAAGGAGTTTTCGGCGTCGTACGATTCGGGATGCGGTTGGGCAGGGCCACAGTAGTGAGGGTTGGGCACCCACACATCGTAGTCGGTGAGTATCCACGCGCTGTCCTTGTAGCGGTCGTAGGCACCGACGTTGTATGCGAACTCACGCATGGCGTCACATTCGTTGGCAATCATGGTCAAACTCCTTAGTCGAAGGAAATCGGTGTGTACGCGCTGGTGGTTACGAGCAGAACCACTCGAAGGCGTCGGAATACACGGCGTTGAGGTTGCTTTGTTCGACACGTGCTGAGCTGAAGCCACCAAGAAGGGAGAGGCAGAGAGCGCGTGCAGTGTTAGCCGCATCGTATGTTGCGAAGACAGTGGCAAGCTTGTCGTCGACGAATAGTGCAAAGGTCATGGTCAAACTCCTTAGTCGAAGGAAATCGGTGTGTACGCGTTGAGGATGAAGCCGCCCTCGGGCAGGATGCGGCAGATGTAGCGTACGTCGAAGATGTAGATGACTGTTATTCGTCTTCTCCTTGGCCATATGCGATGACAGCAGCGATTAGCAGGGGGATGACGATGAAGAAGACAATCGCAACAATGATCAGTGTGAGCACGATGCTCTCTCCTTGTGTGGGTGGATAACACCAAGGACAACCACGTCACTGTGACGATGAACACACGCTTCATCGTGTTCATTGGCGCAGTGACAGAGCAGCTTGCTGCGATGGGTCTGCGTAGTTGCGTGCCTTTCTTCGAGCAACGCTCGCTGAATCGTAGGAGGCCAAGGGACTCCTACCCGGATTCGGGAATCCGAATCCGAACCGGGTAGGTCGCTGAGCAAGGGTGGGGAGGGGTGCCGACCATCTAAATCTTCAGCACTTTCTACCGAGCACTATGCTGTCTGGATATTCCGAAAATCCGAACCTACCCACCCTCTGACAAAATCTGAAAGTGGCCTATAATATTTTTAATATTTTTCAGAGAACATGACGAGAGCATACTCCATGGCACGAACCAAAGGCGCTATCAACCGAGCACCCAGCAAGGCAGAACGCGAGAAGTCGGCTGTCGTCGATGCCAAGCAGAAAGTCTTCGCGGATGCCGTGCTCGAAGGACACAGCCAGTCAGATGCTGCGCGTGCAGCGGGTTACCATCCGGCCAGCGCAGCCAGTGTCATGCGGCAAGAGGAGATTCAGGGTTATCTCACTGAGGCACGACGTGAGATACGCGATATCACGACGGTGCGCCGTCTCGATGTGCTGAACATCTTCATGGACGCCATCGACATGGCTAGAACACTGGCAGACCCAGCACAGATGATCAACGGAGCGAAGGAGGTGGGGAAGATGATGGGATTCTACGAGCCTGAGACGCTGAAACTTGAGGTCGAAGGTAATACACGCTCGCTGTCAGCAAAGTTCAAGGCTCTGACGGACTCTCAGCTTTTCGAAATCGCAGCCGGTCGCGCCACGGTCATCGACGGCGAGGTAGTCGGGTGACCGCGACACCAAGCAAACCGCGTCGCCCCACGAAACTAGGTGACATACTCAAAGCCAAGGAGATCGAAGATGTCGAAAAACGAGCTGCCAAACCCACTCCAAAGCGTCGAAGTGTTCCTGTCGGAGTACCGAGTGAGCCTGTTGCGGTGGTTGAAGCCGAAGAACGTCCGACTGAGTCGGCTAAGCCAGCCAAACCTGCCCGAACCCCACCTCTCAGAGCCAAACTGGCCAAACCAGAGCTGCAAGCAGCTCTAGACGAGGCGTTTGAGCTTCCGTACGACCCACCGAGCTACCACTTTGAGCCATCCAGTGACCCGATGGCTGAGTTCGCAGCGCGGGAGCTGTGCCGACGGAAGCTGCTGCCGTTCATCCAGCGGTTTCGGCCAAAATACACCGCCGGATGGGTCCACGAGGACATCTGTCGGCGCATCGAACGGTTCATCAAGCAGGTAGAGGCAGGCCTGTCTCCGCGCCTGCTCCTGATGATGCCGCCACGAAGCGGAAAATCCGAGATTTCCAGCCGCCACACGCCTGCATGGATACTCGGTCAGCACCCAGACTGGGAAATCATCGCTGGTAGCCACACATCCAGCCTCTCACTGTCATTTTCGAGGTATCTCCGCGATGTCATGCGTGACCCTGCTTACACTGCTGTGTTCCCTGATGCTCGTCTTGACCCCAGTTCTCAGTCTGTGGAGAACTGGAATCTCACGAAGGGTGGTGGATATTTGGCGGCTGGTGTTGGTACTGGTATTACTGGCCGTGGCGCTCACGTCCTCCTCCTCGATGACTTGGTAAAGGACATCGAAGCCGCTGACTCGCTGACGATCCGAGACAACACGTGGGAATGGTATCTCTCAACCGCCTACACCCGGCTCGCACCGGGCGGCGGCGTGCTGGGGTTGATGACGTGGTGGCACGACGACGACTGGGCAGGGCGGATTCAGCAGGCGATGGCGGCTGACGACGGCGCTGATCAGTTCGAGATCATCCGCTACCCGGCGATCAACGACTATGGCGACGAGTACATCCTGCCAGACGACACGATCCAGCAGCTGACCGCCGATGACATCGTGCCCGAAGGCTCACGGCTCACCCGGAAGCAGGGCACCGCCGTCCACCCGGCGCGCTACACGACGGACATGATGCTGCGGATCAAGAACAACTTGATCGGTGGTGGTCAGAAGCGCGTGTGGGACGCCCTGTACCAGCAGAATCCCATCCCGGATGAGGGGAATTTCTTCAGCAAGGAGATGTTCCGCTACTACGGTACTGCGCCGAACCGCTCCGAGCTGTACGTCTATCAGGCATGGGACTTTGCGATCTCGGAAGGTAAGGAGAGCGACTACACGGTCGGTGTCTGCCTCGGGCAGGACCACCGGGACAACCTCTACGTGCTCGACATCCGTCGTTTTCGGGTGCAGGACGGCGGCTACATCGTCGACGAGATACTGGACTTCGCCGCCACCTACAACGCCGACCTGCTTGGCTTTGAGGATGGTCAGATTTGGAAGGCCATCGAATTTCAGTTCCAGAAACGCTGCGAAGAGCGCGGTCAGTATCCCAGCTTCGAGGTGCTGAAGCCGCTGACTGACAAGATGGTGCGGGCGAACCCGTTGAAGGGCCGCATGCAGATCGGGAAGATGTACTTCGACAAGATGGCAGTGTGGTTCACGGACCTCTACAAGGAGATGCTCCACTTCCCGGCTGGCAAGCACGACGACCAGATCGACGGGCTGGCATGGGCAGTGCGCCTGACTCTGACGCGCTCAGCGCCGCGTGAGAAACTCCACGAGCCGAAGGTGAAAAGCTGGAAGGACGACCTGAACCGCTTCATGGCAGGCGGGCAGGGTACTCATATGTCCGCATAACTCTCTGATACACTCGCACGCACTCTAACTTACGCGCAGGAGAAACATATGTCACGATTTGAAGACTTGGAAAACGCAGGTTTGCGCATTGCATACGACGATGCTGGCAACCCTACAGACATAATTGACTCGCGTGGAAAGTCGATAGGTTTGGCGTTGTTGAAATATAATCGTGTCACCGGGAGGATTGAAAAACTGGACGCGGGCGCAGGAAAGGAAATCGCGCTACCCGGCCTCAAGCTACAGGCAATCAAGGGCGTCGAGATTCTTGATTTTGCCAATGCTGGATTTCTCCCGGCATCAACTGCTTTTTCCGGTGCTGGAACTTATGCGTCCGCTGGCCGTCTTGCTGTGCAATCGACTGGTGAAATTCGACACAATCCGACTGGCTGGAGTGATGGATCGTCCTGCATCGAATTTACGCCGAATGCAGATACCGCCGAATTCCGTCTGTATTTCGATAATACGACCGGCTTCAAGGCGCTTGATTTCAACGATACGAACGGCATCGCACTAGAGTTTGAAGTCCTTGGCGTTGATACCAGCAAAACAAATTTCTCGGTCGGCATGGAGTTTTCCAACGATGCGGCCAATGCCTTTTCGTCGAATAAGGCAGGGCTTGGGTGGTGGCGTAACGATTCGGTAGGTACTGCACAAAGCAAAGAAAACGCTGGACGTAAATACTATCGTTTCCGCTTCGACAGCCTGACAACTGACATCAAGTGCGGCACGTTCCCAGGCTATGGCTATACCGCGAATGCAGGCGGAACCGGGGCGGACTGGACAAAGCCAGTTAATTTCCTACGCTTCACTGTCAATAAGTTGTCCGGTCAGACAGTCCGATTTAAGCGCCTACTGCGCGGTGGATGGAGCACTCCTTGTCTTATCATCGGCTCAGATAATGCAGGACCTGAACCACTGGTTACGCTGGCCGCACCTCTATTTGCAAAAAATCGAGTAGGCGCCTATGCCAACCAATACTGGGAGCAGCTTGATCTTAGCCCTGCTGCGCTAGACCGATTTAAACGGCTCTACGCTGCCGGTTGGGAGCTTAACGGCAATGATGTTGTTGATCGCCCGCTTGGTGACTCGGTGCTCGATCAGCCGACTATGGCATCAGCAATCGCCACAACCAAGTCGCGCTGCCTTGCATCCGGATGGGTGCGCGGCTCTCGGGTATGGGTGGCTAACAACAACTCAATCAGCTATTTGATGATCCGTGAATTGCAAGCCGCTGGTTATGTTGCCAATCGCAACGGAATCAGTGAGGGGCGATACTGCTTCCCCGAGGGTGGCATTCCCGATCCATTCCGACTTCCGTCGCCATCTTGTGACGGGAAGACGCTGGCAGATATACAGCCGATGATTGACCGCTGTATTGAGTACGGTGCAACGATGTGGTTGTACTTTCACAATACGTGGGCCAAGGCTCAAATTGATGCTGACCGAACCAATAATATAACCGGAACGGCAGGCGCTCCGATTGCGGTCAATGCTGGCGAGACTGCCGCGCAATACCGCGCCCGTGCGCTGGCTCTCGGTACTGCTATTGGCACTGCAACAGTTGCTTACATGGATGCGCGTATCGGTTCAGTAGCCAGCCTGTGTATCTGGTTTGAGGACTTGAGCGACATCATCAACTATGTCGGCACGCGTCAAAAGGCGGGTGACTTGATCGCTCTGACGCCATCGGAGTGGGCGCACGAAGTCGGATTGCTCTAAAAATATCATCCCCTCATCACCGTGATCAAAGAAGCCCACCTCGTGTGGGTTTTCTTTTGCCTGCAACTCTCTGCTATACTCTGACGCACTCGAATGGAGCCGCCATGATCGCTGAGCTGATTTACCGACTATTTCACGCACGCAC